AGAAGCTGGTGCAAGTAAACCAAGATCCGAGGGAAGTAAACATAAGAAGCTTGTCCAGGCTGCTCATGCTAAATTTGAGAAGTCAGGCAACATAGCAGACTACCAACATTACATAAAACTAAAGCGAGCAATCGCTAAATAATTTAAACAAAATTAGGAGGATATAAAAAATGGCTAAAAGTACTACGTACAATACTGCTGGTAATAAAGAGGATCTCACGTCGATAATTTCAGTTTTAGAACCTGAGGCAACGCCTTTCGTTTCATTGATGAAAAAGGGAAAAGCAACCGGGACATTCTTTGAATACCAAGTTGATAAATTAAACTCGCCAGAATTTGGTGGAGTAGAAGAAGGCGAAGATGTAACTGCATTTAAAAACCAGTCCGCTGACCGGGCACGTATTGGGAATTATATACAAAAATTTCGCGATACATTCATGGTATCTGATTTGCAAGAGATGGTTGACACTGCTGGTGTCGCATCTGAATTTGCAAACGCTGAGTCTAAAGCAGTACGCAATGTAAAACGTTCAATTGAAAGTGCATTTTGTTCTGCACAAGATCGTCAAGCAGACGCTGGAGCAGGCGCACCTTACAAAACACGAGGCATGTTAAAGTGGCTTGGAGTAGGTGGACAACCTTCTGATGTTCCTACATTCGCACAGAATGTTGCTAATGACACAGGTGGAACTCCTGTAACAGAAACTGAGTTCAATGCTGTACTTCAGTCTTTGTACGAAGCTAACGGAATGCCCGGTGGACAGTTGACCTTGCTTGCAGGCCCAGCATTGAAGAAAGATATATCAAACTTCTCTCGTCAGCTTGCAGCTACCAACGGAACTTACACAGTTAACCAGGACGCAGAAAGCAAGAAGATAACGCTTTCAGTTAACGTTTACGAGGGTGATTTTGGAAATATTTTCGTTACTCCTAGTCTGTTTGTAAATAGGACTTCAGGAAGTGACACAGTTGACGCAAACGCAGGACTCTTAATTGATCCTGAGTATGTATCCATGATGTCCTTGAAAGCTGAGTCTGTAACTGAGCTTGAGAATCAAGGTGGAGGCCGTAGAGGTTTTGTTGATGTAGTTGCTGGATTGGCATGTTTGTCACCTGTTGCTCACGGATATTTTAACTAATAACACTTAAAATAAGGAGATTTAAGATATGGCAGAATTATCAAATAATGAAGCAGGACGTGGTTTCACACATGTGTATACCGCAACCTATGAAGACCTTCAAACTATCGGCAATGGTGGACAATTGACCATCGCAACTATACCCGCAGGTGGTGCAGTTGAGATGGTAGGTGTGTACGAAAGTGTCGCATTTGCAGGTACAACCTCCCTCGTCATTGACGTAGGAACATCAACAGGTGACCCGGATGAGTTTATCGATGCTTTGGATGTGGACGCAATGTCTGCACCTGTGTTCAACACAGGAGACGCATTCACAGGCAATCAGTCACAACCTGTCGGTGGAACAAACACCGCAGCTTCCGTTATCTTGGAAGTAACAGACGCAGCGATTGCATCTGCAACTGCTGGAGAGATTGTTATCGGATTACGTATCGTTGACCTCGGTCAATTTGCTTAATTGCAATTAGGATTTGGGGAGTGATCTGCAATGCGGGTCACTCCCTTTTCCACATCATTTTATTATGGCAGAAATATTCATACCTAAATGGGGCAAGGCACAAGGCAATGGTTCACAGTTTATGAAGAACCTGGAGAAGCACTTGCGTTACGAAGTTGACCTTGAGAAATACGAGGCAAAGAAACGTGAGATTGAGTGTGCCAAAGAGAATGGTCAAGGTGGACAAGTTGAGGGACTTGGACAATTGAAAGGCACAATACCTGCCCGTGAATACTTTCGCTGGCATCAAGACAAGCAGGGGTGTTGGGGGGATAAGGCGTTTACGAATGAATTTTTTCGGGACAATCCTCATTTAAAAGCCAAATCATTTTCCAAGAAGACCTTCGTATCTGGAGGTTTTGACAAACCTAGCTTTGCATGAGGAAGATAGCAGTAAGCACAATGGTCACCAACCTAGTAAGCATGGTTGGCGTGGATTCATTCCTTACTGCTGAGACAACCGCAGCTGTACGCAGCTTTAATCGATTTGGCAAGTTAGCCTGGGATCGTACTGCTTGGCCATTTGTATCTCGTATCAAGCAAGTCATACCTGACGTGCGTGTAAGAAGTGTTCAAGTTGGAAGTGGAGGAGCGAGTTATACATCTGCACCATCTGTCGCATTTAGTGGTGGAGGAGGTTCAAGTGCAGCAGCAACGGCAACTATTAATGCAGATGGAGAAGTTAATGGAATTGCAGTTACCAACAATGGCACAGGATATACAGGCACACCTACAGTTGCAATAAGTGGAGGTGGTGGAAGTGGCGCAACTGCCACTGCAAGTATGTTGAGTTACCTGGACTTTGGCACAACCATAAGCGAGATATTTAGAGTCACCGACCATGATCCATTGGATGGGAATGCAAGTGATATTGCATACAAGAATGTATATGTAACAGGTGCAAGCGAGTATGGAGAAGCAATATTGCCAGACCATAATTCTACCGCACCTGTATGGGTGTATTACCGCGCACCATTTCCAGAGTATGCAAGTGATGCAACAGACTTCCCATATGTATTTAGCGAATATGCGGTAACGGGGGCGTATGGCATGTGGTTGGAGGCGGACTCGCAATTTGAAAAAGCGCAAGTTATTTACGCACAGGCGGAACAAATCATACAAACCGAGTTGGACAAGCTCGAACGACAAGAGGGGCAAACCACCCCATTACAATTTATTACGTACGGAACAACTGCCGTTTCATCGGCATAAAAAGGACAAATATCATGGCATCAGAATACAGAGGTTTAGGTTTAAATGGGGGTACTTATATTAATACCACAGATTCAACGACAGGTAAATTCTTTGCGATACTCGCAACGGAAGACACAGTAATTGCAAGCATTACAAGTAACATTACTAATTTGTCAGATATTTGCACCGGGCAAGATGCAACCACCCTATCTGCAAATACTGCGATTTATGGAAATATTTCACAGATCCAACTTACAAGTGGTGCGGTCATAGCGTACAACATTTAATGGCACTCACACTCGATCTTAATCTTAGCGTAGGGCGCGCAAGCACAGGTAGTGGTACACCATCTGGGCCAAACCTTGTACTACTCACACAGGCAGGTGCGTTTATGCAGACCGAAGATGGATTCTTTTTAGAATTTGAATTTTAAACCAATTATAAAATGGCTAATAAAAAAATTACCGCATTACCTGCACTTGGTGCAACACCAGCAAACGATGATGTTTTGCCCATTGTTGATGTAAGTGGAACTGCAACCACAAAAAAAGTAACAGTTGCTAATCTAGTAGCAGCTGCTCCGCAAGGAAAGCTTCCAACTTACGCATCCACAAATCGCCCATCAAGTCCCTCAACTGGTGATATTATTTACGAAACGGACACAGGAAGAATCTCAGTATATGATGCCACTTCGGAAGTATGGAGGTATTGGACTCAAGATGGTTCTGTTGATCCTAATGAAGTGGTGAACAATTACTCGACACAATATGACGCTACAGACGATTTAGGTACTGCTTCCATAGCAAGTAATTCTATGTCAGGCGATTTTACTTTAAGTTTCTGGATGAATGGGGCAAGCACATCAAACCATATGATGATGTCATCAAATTATGGTTATGCTGATGGTTGGGGTTTAATGAGAAAAACTTCCAATAAGTTTCACATTTATTATTATTATAGTGGTGGCTCAGGATGGTTGTACCAAAATGTTGTCACAGACATGAGCAATGATGCGTGGACTCACATTATGTTAGCTCGAACAGGCACTAGTTTAAAGACCTATGTTGCTGGAAGTATAAAAAATACAACTACTCTTTCCAATAATATAAGTTTTAGTGGTGGTACTTTAGTGACGAACGAAAGCTATAGATCTGCGTCATATTTAGATGAAGTAGCAGTGTGGTCAAGCGATCAGTCTTCAAACATATCTGAAATTCGTTCTGCTGCTAATAAACCTAAAAATCTAAATGCCATGTCTACGAAACCTTTGTATTGGTGGAGAATGGGTGATGATAACTCAGGGACAGGCACAACTATATCAAATAACTCGAATGCAACGGGCGGCACTGTGAATTGGCTATTAACAAATGGTGCATCAATCAACTCCTCAGTAAAACCTTAATATGAAATATGTAATAATAGACTCTAGCGAAAAAGATAATATTAATTTTTCTGAGGTTAGCGAAACAAGTGCTGAGACACTACGTTATTCATTGGATGGTTCGCAAATTTTTCTGAAATTCAATGGTAGCACTCCATCATTTTTGGAAGGAGTCACGCAGTACACTTTAAATCAAGTTTTAGCAATTTTGGAAAGTTCTGAGTGGACTGCACCACTGCCTGAATGATCTACACCGCCATACTATTATTGGCGATTTGCCTTACAGGGTGCAGTTTGCGATCCACCTACCCATTGATGGGAGGATTAGCTGGTGGTGCTGCCGGAAGTCTAGGTGGCCCTGTAGTTGGTGGACTCTCTGCTGGTGCAGGTGTACTAGCTGGTGAGGCATTAAAAAACAAGGACGCTTTAATAGAAGCAGAAGAAACCATAGAAGCATTATCACACGGGGATGTATCTGCTCTCGTTGCACAGGGTATGGAGGAACATAAAAGTGGATTTGCTGAATTTACATCTTACGTAAAAAAAATTCTGATTGGAGCATCAGTATTACTAGGATGTTACCTTGCCATTCCTATCTTCATTGCCAAACGCACTGCACGCCAATGCTCAAAAACAGAAGCAGAAAAACACCTTACTCGCGCACCATTCCCTGTAAAACCACCCTCCCGTAATCCATGAGAAATTTAGAAATATTAAAAGAGAAATTTTTATCACTTTCCAAAAAAGGTAAAATGCTCACCATATTCGTAGGACTTGTTGTTGGCATCATCATTTTAGATTGGTTATTCTAATGATAGATCGCACTGCAATTTTAGGTATGGGTGGTACGCTTGCCACCTTTGGTTTGTCGCATCTTGATAGTTTATTTGGATGCATTGCAGGTGTAATCACAATTATTTACATGGGTAGAAAACTCTACCAAGAAGTAAAGAAGAAGTGAGTTATGGCAAGGTATCGTACAACAGGCAGACTCGATGACCAGGTTCTTCAAGATGGAGATCGTGGATTTCGTGGTATTGATTCGTACCAAGAAGCAACAAGTTTAGAACCGGGCTTTGTACAGACAAGCGAGAATATGCGCTTGATTGGTGACCTTGCAGAGGTACGCAAAGGTATAGATTTCTTGGCAGGTGCAGTTACACTTAGTTATAATGGCACGAATGAAATGGTATTTTGTGCTTCGGTTTACTCAGATCCTGCAACAGGAAATGAGTACATTGCAGTTGCAACTAAGGATAAAGTAATTCTATGGAATGACGCAAACAACTCAGGCATCGATATTGATTATCCTGGCAGTGAAGTTGTGGCCACGGCAGATGGCGCGAGCTTTGTGCAGGCATTGGAAAAACTCATATTGTTTCGTGGTAAAAATAAAACACCACTTGAATGGGATGGAGATGTAAGCAATGACTTTGTGGTCAAAGCAAATGGAAGTCCAAGTGCAGGACGCATACAATGTCCAAACACGGATTATGGTGTATTCTTTAGGAATCGCTTAATCATCCCACAACCCACAGATAGTAACTACACAATCTTAATGTCTGACTTGTTAGACACAGATAATTACTACGCTGCTGAATCACAATTTAGAATAAACAAAGGAAGTGCAGATTTTCTTGTAGGATTTTTTCCTTACCAAGAAGATCAGCTAATCGTGTTTATGCGCAACAGCATTCACATGATAAATAACATTGCCACAACCTCCGCAGCTAACACTTACGAGATAACAAGACAGCATGGTTGTGTGGCACGCAAATCAATTGCACAGTCTGGCCCACAAACATTCTTTCTATCAGATAACGGGGTCATCGTCTTGTCACCTGGTACTGACCCAGCCAAGGGACTTGGAGTAGCTATTAGTAAAATAAGTGGTGAAACCATACCCATGACCAGACCTATACAAGACCAATTTGATGAGGTTAACTTTGCAGCAGCAGATACTGCATGTGGTGTGGTGTATGACAACAAGTACTACCTTGCCGTACCAACAGGTAGTTCAACAGTACCAAATAAGATATTTATATTTAATCTGCTCACATCCACCTGGACAAGTGTTGATTCCTATCCGGCAATGGCAGGTAGTTTGGCATTTCACGTGGACGATTGGGTAATTTGTTCCCACGGATCTGCACCAACAAGACGCAGATTATTCGCATGTAATGATACCGGGTTTTATCTTATGGAAGAAAACTCTATTGATGATTCTGGTCGCAAGATAGGAAGTACAAGCGAATCCGGCACAACTGCAATTGCAGGTAAACTTGTATCACGCTCATTCACATTTGGAGACATTGGAGTGAAATCATGGAAGCGTGGTCAAGTGGGTGCAAACACAGTAAACAACGATGCATTTAACATCAAGGTCAACACACTTGACCCGGATGCAAGCACAACAGTTTTGAGCCACACCGCAGACGGAACAGAAGAAGCACTCTTCCGCTTTGGTACGGGTCGTACCCGTGGGTATGGTGCGGAAATTGAAATCAATGTCACAAGTGGCAGACCGAGCTTTAGACACTTATCTTTAGAAGCAATTGGTGTGGGTGCAAATGCAAGAAGGGAAGTTGCATAATGGCTATTACTGCAACAGTTCAGCGCGGGTTCACATTTGCCACGGGCGTTTCCGTGGATGCTGCCTCGCTAAATCAACTTGGTGAACCAACAGTCACAATTAATGAATCAAATGTGAACATCACAGGTGGTACGATTAGTGGTCTATCCTCACCCATTGCAATTGCAGATGGAGGTACAGGAAGTGCAAATGCAGGGGCAGCAAGGACTGCACTTGGACTAGGTACTGCTGCCACACAAGCAACTTCTGCATTTCTACAACCAGGCAATAATTTATCAGATGTATCAACTGCTGGTACTGCACGCACAAATTTAGGATTAGGCACAATTGCCACCCAAGCGAGCAATGCAGTTGCTCTGACAGGTGGCACGATAAGTGGAACAATAATGACACTAAAATCATACGATGTGGCTGGTGTGCCAAGTGCTAGTCCAGCCGGACAAATGATATATGTAACCGATGGAAACGCAGGTGCAGCAACAGTCGCAGTATCCGATGGATCAAATTGGAAGGTGGTCGCATTAGGAGCGACAATTAGTACATGAATATTTTGGAACGAGCAAAAAGGTTATACGACAAGTGTAATAATGATATGTTTACCGATATCACACGATATT